TTTGTACAAAATTTCGTAATAAATCCAAACCTTTTCAAGTTCTTTTACTTCTAAAGTTAATGAAATTGTTTTATTGTATGGTATTGTATATGTAGTGGGAGTAGATGTGTTTATTGTAGTTAAAGTTGTATATAATTGATTTTTCATTATATACCTTGATTCGGTATAAGTTTTTCCAAGAACAATTATCTCATTAATTTGAGCTATTTGACATTTAGCAGAAGTTACATCTATTAAATCTAAAATAAATTGGTCATTAAATGTATTAATTGTAAAATCACCTGCTGGTAAATTATTTTCAAAAATAGGTTGAGGCTCTATCTGTGAATATGTACTACCTATACTGGTTACAGTACCAGACACATCACTAACATCCATAATTTTAAATAAAACTGAACCACCTATATTAAAACTATCCATTAATAATCCATCACTAGTTTCCAAGTCATTTCTAGTTACATCTACTCTAGGCATAATGTAATGCAGAATATCTTTATAATATTGAAGCGTTGGAAATGGAAGTGAATTAGGCGGAATAGGTGCTGGAGTAGGAGGAGTTGTAGGTGGCGAAGTATTATATAAAACTGGAAACGGTGACCATGAGGTACTATGGTCAGTATTTAATGTATCTTGATTTATTTTAGCATATACGTTTTGACTAGAAAATAAATACTTTAAAGGCAAATTCCTAACATAAAAATCTTCAGGCGCTCCTAATATTGTAGTTAAATTTACTTCCTTATCTAAATCATTTTTCCAATTTACATAAACATTATCTATTTCATCTAACTGCAAAAGACCTAACGTGGTATAACTTGAAAATGCTTTAAACTTTTTAAAATCTAACTTAAATCTAGTTATTTTGCTATTATTTCCGCAAAAATCTGTTATTTCAACAAATCCTGAACCTTCAACTCCTTTACTTTCGTATTCAGCATCTAATTCAGTTTTTCCACTCTCACACCAAAATCTTAAATCAATATCTATATTAGTATCTATTCCTGAATAAGTAAAATCTCTATCTAAAGAAACTTTAATATTTTCTAATCCAGTCGGCTTACCTCCGTTCAAAGATACTTCTATACCATTGACTACTAATTTCGATACTTCCATACGTGCAAAAATACGAAATTTTAAACATAATACTAAACTTTTTATATAGTTGCAACTTTATTACATCAATAAGACGCTAAACAATTTTAGTATATTTAACAATGGTTAAAAAGTTATTATGCTACATTTGAAAAAAATATAATAAATGTACACAATCACACCTCACATACTTGCAGTCTATAACTGCTATTCTTTTGGAGTCGAATCCAAAGTTTATGATAAAATAACTGGGTCTAAGGTCTATAATCTATACGATGATTATTCGAGTTTGACCGAGATTGATAATTTGAAAACTGAGATACTTAGTCAATCTGAATTTAGGCGAATAGATAAATCTAAATACTATGAAATAGACAAAGGTGAGTTGGGAGTTATTTATGAATACAAGGCAAACAAAATGCTTATAGCTCAGGTTGCAAAAAAGGAACTATCTAAACTTAAAAAGTGTATGGAGCTATGTAACGAATTAGAGTATCTTAATCCGCGTGACCAAAAGCTAATGCTGAAATATTCTAAGTTTAGTAAAAAAGCTAAAATGGAAGTCCAAGAAGACATCGACCACGTGTATAAGTGTTTAGAGTTATGCAATCAGAAAACCTTTTACCAAGTGTAATCCTTTTTAGCAAGTCCTTTTATGCTTTGGTTGGTTTCAACTAACCTTCTATCTATTGACTTCAATGTAGAACTAGAAACCCTCGCTATTAGGTTATTTTCTGCCTCTATTATTGAACTCCTATAACTTTTAGCAGCTTCACTTTCCTTAGCCTGTAGTGCCGGCATTACATAGTGTCTGTTGATATATGCGTCTCTCTCACTATCTGACATATTTATAGCCTCTAATAAGCCTAGATTGTCTCCTTTCATAGCTTGTGAGCGTCTAGTTATAAACTCGTTCCCTTCGGCTTCTATTAAGACTCCACCTGCGGCGTGAGGCTTACCGCTAATCATTCCATTTATATCTGAACTTGGAACTGCTCCACCCTTTGCAAACTTTGGTATTGGCTGCGCTGATATTAGTGCTATCTGTGCCGCTCCTAATGCTGCTGCTATTGCTGCAAGTATAGGTCCACCTTTAACAAATCCAGTTACAACCGCAACCGCTGTATTAATTATCGCATCAAATATAGCTTTACGCTTATCCGCTTCGGCTTGTTTACGTTTAATATCCTTTTCCTTTAAAGCATACTTTTGTCTAATCAAATCCTTTTTCTGCTCGTTATCACCTGCTAACCTTAGTTCTTCTTCTTGCTGAACTTGTAAGGCTGCTAATTCTTCTTCTCTACGTTTAGTGTCGGCAGCAAATAAAGTATTTGAAACGGTTTGAGCTACAGCTCCAGCGGCTTGTGCTGCGGCTGCTGCTTTTTCTCCAGGAGTTGCACCTTCTTTTTCTAAGGTCTTTTTTAAATTTTCAAGAGTACCCTTTACTTTGTTTACATCAGCAGGGTTTATTCCTATTTGTAAAAGTATTCCGTTCTGAGCAAAATCTATTAATTCATTAACCGCTTCTTTTAATCTATCTTGACGCTCTTTATCTGCCTTATCTTGATTTTTCTTTGTGTTTTTATTTATATCTTTTTGATTCTTATCTATTAGTTCCTCATTTGCCTTTAACTGTTCTTGCAATCCTTTTACAAGCTCACCGTTTTCAGCAGCTCCAGCTTTTATAGCTGCATCTATCTTTGACTGTAAAATTCTATTTTGACTTTGCAATATTAAAGCCTCAATTTCTAGTAATTGTTTTTCCTTATCTTCCTTTTCTTTATCGTTTAATGTTTCGGTTTCAGATAGTAATTGCTTTTTAGCTTGCAATTCTTTTAATGTAGAATCATCTACTATCTGAGATGCTGCAATTGCATTTTTTATTTTTTCATTTTGTAGTTTTAATTCATTTTCTGATATTTTTTTGTTTTCCTCAAATGATGCAACTATTTCTTTATCTCTAGCATCTATATTTTCTTTGAATTTTGCAGTTAATTTTTGATTTTCATTTGAACGTATAATATTTACCTTATTAGCATAGTCTATTTCTAATTGCAAAAGCTCTTCATTTGCCTTAGCTATCTCTTCTTTGCTAGCGCCTCGAGCAGTTAAGGTATCTATTTCTGCTTTTTTAGCTTCTTGCGGTTTGTCAAGTGCGTCTATTAATCTATTACGCTCTTTTATTATTTTATCATTAGCATCCTTTTCATTTTTTACAGCTTCAGCATATCTTTTTTTAGCGGCATCATTCGCTTTTTTCTCTTCACCTTCTGTAGCTGCTACATCTGTAGTAGTTGTAGTTATAGCTGTAGATGCGGCTGTAGTTGATAAATTCTTTTTATCAGTTACCGTAGTTATTTTTGCAGTGCTTTGAAGTTTTTTACCTAATTCAGCTTGAAGAGCTTTTAAGTTTTTAGTTAGTCCATTTACATCAACTCCCAATGATTCTAATATAGGTCTTACAGTTTCAGTTATACCTAAAATTGCATTTATTACGTTTAGCTTAACCTTATCAAAGGTCTTGGTTACAATGTTTGCAAGTCCATCAAAATATGATATGACTACATTAAGCGCACCTCTAAAATCACCTGCAAAAATAGCTTTCCAAAAGCTAACAAATGATTTAACTTGAAGTGCAATAATTTGAAATGCACCTACTAATACATCTTTGAAATTAGTAATAAGTAAAATCAAACCATCAATTGCTATTCTAACATTTGTAAGCAAGTAGTCAAAAACCTTTGCAAAATTACTTGCACCATCTTGACCTAATCCAAATGCCGAACCTATTTCTACTAAGGCATTATATATACCAATACTAACTTCTTTTACAGTATTAAATAAAGCACTAAATAGTTCACCTACCTTTTGAACGTATTGACTTTCACTAAAAAATGTAGATATTGCAGTGCCTAATTGAGTAAAAAAATTACCTATACTTGGAAGTGCTTCAGCTATAACGTCTACTAAAGGTGTAAATATATTTAATAAATTACCTCCTCCAGATAATAACGCTTCAAAGCTATTTGATAGTCTAGTTAATGCACCATCAAAAGTATTAGTATTTGTTTGAGCCTGACTTAATGCTACACCTTGCTCACCTACTGCAGCAGTATATTGCTTAAATTTATCAGTACTATCTAATAATATTTGACCAGCAGTTACTGATTCTAATCCGAACAATTTAGTTAACTCTTGCGAACGCTTAACAGGGTCTTGTATGTTTTGAAATTCGTTTCTTGTTTGCTCTAATGCTGCATTAATATCAAATTGACCATTTACATATCCTTTACCTGCATTTGCTAGCTTTAAAATAATATTTCTTAATTGAGTACCAGCCTCTGCTCCTTGTATTTGTTTATCTCCTAATGTTTCTTGTAATGCAACTGCTTGCTCTACAGTTACGTTATTAGCTTTTGCAACTGCTCCAAATTTTTCTAATCCTGCTGAAAGGTCTGGAATAGCTACAGCTCCAGCCTTAGAACCTGCTGCCAATACATCTATAACTCTACCAGCTTCTTCAGCTCCAAAATTAAATTGATTTAATGTACCAGTCAAAGAATTTACAGAACTCTCTAATGTATCTCCACTTGCTTTACTTAATAAGATAGCCTGTTTTGTTACCTCAGCTAATGCTTCTTTATTTTGCAGTAAGTCAGGCTTTGCACTACCTACTAATTTAAAAGCATTTACGGTTTCTTCAAGACTTGAGCTTAATGTTTTATCCCTAGCTATTTCTTGAGCTTGATTTCTATAAAATTGTAAATCTTGTGTAGTTACTCCTGTTATAGATTGCAACTCTGCTAATGATTGTTGAAACTTTTTATTTACATCAATCATTTTAAAAAATGTACCTACTATTGCAACGCCAGCCCCAGCAATGGCAGTCATAGGATTTAAAACACCAGCTAATGAACTTCCTAATCCTTGAAAACCTTCTTTTGCTTTTTGAGTTATATTGCCTAGTAATCCAGATGATTTATTTAGATTGTTTACTTTGGCTTCTGCTTGTTTAGTGTCTAGGTCTACCTTTAATTTGACTTCATTTTTTTCAATATCAGATATTGTAGAATTACCCTTTTTTTTGAGTTCGTCAAATTCTTGTTCGGCTTGCTTAGTGTCTAACCTGGCTTTTATTATTATTTCATCTATCATATTTAATGATTTTAAATGTTATGAAATATCCTAAAGCCTTCGCTACTTATTGGATTTTTTGGTTTCTTTTGGTATGCTTTGAATGAACTTAGTGAGAGCAAAGTAATAGTCTCGCATCGTTCCGTTCCATACTCTGTTATAGTCATCTACATTTTGGCAAATATAAACTAACTGTTCTTTTATTTTTTCGGTGTACTCGTTATATTCTTGAATTGGTCGGAGTTGCGGATTAAATTCAGTGTCTCCTCCAATATCTCTATGTTCCTTTCCGCTATTCGTGTATATGAACTCCAGTCTATGTCCGATAGATTCGCCGACTTTAAAAAGTTCCTGAACTCGGGACATAAAAAAAAACCATTGTCAGCCCCTCCACTTGCTCGCATTGTGTTCTTAATGTCCTTAGACTTCTCCTGTAAGAATAGTTGGTCAACAAATTCGTTTTTCTCATCACCTCGCAGATATAGAACGCTCATTATATCATAAATAATTCCTGTATCTAGGTTTAGTTTTGCTCTCTCCTCCATTACTAGGTGAGCGGCTTCGTATTGCTTTATGTTAGCATATCCCTTACACTTGCTAAAGAATATATCTAACTCGGTTCGTTTGATACCTAGAAAGTATTCTTTGACCATTGGTAAGTAATATTCAATATACCTAGCCGGGTTCATATCATTGGCAGCATCGATATAGTGATAGTAATTATGACCACTTGCACCTGTAAAGGCATATCGCATAGGAATGCTTCTACCTCCTACATCTACTTTTTTAGGGAATAGCTTTTCTTTTATACTAGCAAATTTCATTTAGCACGTCGTTTAAATCACCACATTCAATAAATCTTAATCTAATAACTTCGCTTTGCATCTCATCGCCTTCACAATTATAATACTGAAAGTTTGCTCTACTATTGTCAGCATATTTTAAATATAGTTTGAAAGTGTGAGCGGTACTTCCGAACTCTAGTATCTCGGTATCGGTTAACACTATGTCACCTGCAATGCTAGGTATTTCAAAGCTACATTGTCTTTGATTTCCCTTATAAACTATTAAGGTTAGGTCTTGAATGTTCTCAGCTATCTTGACGTTCTTGTCGCAGATGCTTAATTCTATTATCGGTTCACATAGTGTCGGCATTATTCAAATATTTTATCATTAATTAAAGTTGCAATGGTTATACTTATAACTGCTATTATAGCGACTTTCCATAGTGGAAGTATAAATAGTAAAGGTAAGCTATGAATGGAAGGCATACACGATGCGCAGGCGAATAATGGTTTAGCTATGTAAAGTAATCCTTCATGGTTTCTCCATTTGCTTTTTATTTTTCGGTTTCTAAACTTAGATTCTAACCATGTATAAAGCCAGTTCAATACCATTTCAGCCTGGAACATAATTTGTAAGGCATTGATGTATAAAGACAATACCAATGAGTATAAGAGTATTTCAGTTAGTTCACTAATCATTTATATTCCTTTTTAATTTATTTCTTTTTAACCTCATTTTCTTTCCTTTCATTAGCATAGTAGGCTTTCAATGCACGCTCGCAATCTTGTAATGAAGTGTATATACATCTACCATTACCTATTTTCCATTTATTAGTTGAGCATTTAATACAAGGCATACCTATTATGTAATTTAGTGCAAAGATATTTATTTTATTCCAAATTTGTGAGGATATTTCTGAATGTCGTCCACTAACATAAACCAATACGAAAATCCGTAACGTATGCAATCTATAAAGTCAGCTCGCTGCTCTGCCAACTTCCTATCCTTTTTAATTAGTCCTTTGTCATCTTTCTCGGTATGCTGCAATTCAAATATAGTATTAGTCATACTCTCATCTAGTAATATATCAGGGTGATTGTAAAATACATAATTCAATAAGTCAATAGATGCCAATACACTTGGATTTGATTTAGGAACTTGTAAACGTCTCCCTAGATTGAATGCTTTGTTAATCTGAATCCAATTAGATAAACCTTCAGCTCGACCCATTGCACCTGTAGCGTCACCTGTAAAGCATATTGAATGTAGTTTAGTAGCGTATTGCAGTTTGATTAAGTCAATTAGCTGCTGAGTGTTATGAATACCCTCCTTAGCCTTAATGGTTATTTCCCTTATACCTCTTATCTTATGTTTTCCGTCCTCTCGGTATATCTGCCATACAGTACAGGCTAAAGGGTCTATATTAAAGTCAACCCAAAACAATAACGGCGTATGTTCTAATGGAGTTACTTTGCCAACGTGCTTACTAACGTCAAAGGTTTGTACCGCAGGACTTTTTACTTCCGTTATTCCCCACTCACCTAGCACCACTACTCGATACTTATTATAGTTGTATGTCTTTAACTGTTCGTAGTCTCTTATCAACGCTTCATCTTTATATCCATAAGTTCCGCAAGGTGAGCCGACTGACCAATAGTTATCGTTATAATCCGTTTTAATTAGCAACCTTCCACCGTCTGCTGACATCTTAATAAAACTTTCAGGACTTGGTAGCTTATATTCGCTGTCTATCCATTCTATTCTATCTAAATAAGGCTTAATCCATAAATGTTCACTAACTGGATTCCATGTGCAGAAAAACATCTTAGAAACTTCGCCTCTAAATGATAGTCTAGTCTCTTCGTATTCCTCTTGGCTAAATTGGTCTAACTCATCAAACAGCATATAAGAATAATCCTCAACTCCCTTTGCGCTATCCTCACTATCTAATCCTTTGAACTTAATGTGTGCTTTTGCTGCTCTGAACTCTTTGTCCATTACGTTTATTGCAGCTTCTACTTTTGTGGTGCGCCTTGCCTTCTTAAAGGTGCTTATTAGCGTCTCATTCATTCTATCCGATACTTTCCTAAATGCTAGGGTGTTTTTACCATACACCGCCGCTTTAATCAATGCGAATTGTGCTACCGTATAAGTTTTGGTTGATGACTTACCTCCATAGATGTAAACGTGCTTGATGTTAGGATATTTGGTTTCAATATCCCAGAGTATATGGAATAGTGGATTAAACCACTTATTATCGAATTGAACTTTATTAATGTGCATATTTATGACCTATCCACAAACTCGGCTGCTAGTCCTATCATCTCGTGAGTATTTTTTTGGTCTATCTTTTTAGCAGCGTCATGACCTTCTAGTTTATTTAATGCAGATACAGCCTTAATGTAAACTTCGGCATCGTCTCCATCTTTTGTAGCTACAAAATTATTGTAAGTCAATTTAACTACATTAGAGGTCATTTCAACGATTTTCTCCCTTGTTAGTATATTACTATTATCTTTTGCTTTTATCGTCTCTATAAGGTTGTTTTCCCTTGCATTTTTGATTTTATCCTTACCTTCTTGGATATATTGAGCTATTGTAGGATTTTGTAGGATTTTGTAGGATTCAACCCTTGCGCTTTCAGCCTTAGCCTTTGGATATGCTTTTTGATAGCTGGCAATAGCGTCGCTATGGAGTATGTACTCATCTGCAAATATCTTATGTTTTAGACTTATCTGTTCTGACATTGTTTATTTTTTTATATCTAGGTTATGTTCGTACTGTTCTATTTTCCTATTCAGATACCATTGTGCTTTCCGCAAATCTTCCAGCTCTTTGCCTTTTTTATCTGCCCTTAGAATGTATTTTAAGACATTCCCTAAGTGAAAGTCTAGGTTATAGTGTTCGATTACTTTAATAGCTTCGTATGTATTGTCTCCTCCGTAATGTTTAGGGTGATGTATTGATTCTGACATTGGCTTAGTTATGGGTTAAATCTCTTTATAAGTTCGAATATAGCCTCTTTGTCTTTCATTTTGCCTATTTTCTCTTTGGTGTTCAGCCATATTTCAGATTCTTGGTCAGTTAGTGTGCAACTTATTGAGTTGGCTGACTCTTTTATTGTTTCTTCTTTATGGTCTTCCGCTTCTATATTCTCACTCACTACATTTACGCTTTCAATGTTGACCTCTTCAATACTAATTTGCTCAACTTCTAAAAACTCAATTAGATATTCTTCAGCGAATGGGTTTTGTCTCTGGTTATAAACTGAAACTAGAATTTCTATGGCTTCCTTTCGGTCTTTAGCTTCGATTTCTACTGCGTTTAGTTCCTTTGGCACTTTATGACCTTCTGCTATTAGTTCGTTTAATACGTCGAGTCTGTGGTGTCCGTCGATGCAGTAATATTCACCCTCGTTTTCCCATACATAAAATGGTAATGAAAATCCGTACTTTAATAAGGACTTTTTAAGATGCGCTGTATTGTAGGGTAGCTTTACATTTTCAGGCTGAAGTGGTTTAATCTTTTGCCAGTCTAGTTTAATTGATTGTTTTATCCTATCTTTCATTTAATTTTTCGTTTATCCATTTAGTGTAGTAGTAT